CAAGTGCACCATTCAACCACTTCAGTGCACCGGCATCGGAGGTGTCAACCTCGTCGATGAAGAACACGCCACCGCCCTCGAACACCGTCCGGAACGTAGTCGTGTTGTACTTACCATGAGCATCAAGATAACCCGCCAGCTCATGGGCACCAGACACCGAGTTCTGAAGGTAGAACTTCATCTCAAGTGCCTTTGCAACCTGCTCAACGACGGTGGACTTACCACTGCCGGCAGGACCAATCAATGCCGTCGGGATGTTGGCATTAACCGTGACTAAAATCTCAGGGAACAGGAAGTGACGCGGCTCGTCATCCAGCGTCTTCGTGACTTCACCGATCTTCAGCTCAATCTTGTTGAGCATGTTGTGACGGATGATGCCTTCATGGATCAGCTTCTCTACTTCAGGGATGGAAGGAGCATTCACCGCCTTACGGAGATATTCCACGGCGGGGTTCTCAAGGTTAACACCAGATAGCGCCGTGGCGCCGTTCAACTGGTCCTCGAAAGTACTTAGCGCTGCAAAACCAGACATTGGCTGTCCTTTCTTATTAGGCAACGGAGTTGCCACATTTTGCGATGTTCAAATGAACTAAAGAAGTGCTAATGCTCCGGTAACTTTATCAACTTCCTTTTCTATGCCGCAGACACAAGCGCAGGTTAAGGTTCCCGGGGGAACTTCTGTATGTCCTGCATCATATACTTTGTTGTAGCGTACTCTATTTATCTTTGCTTTAAGCAGAACCTGTAGAAGTTCTGTTTCAGATGCAACTTGAAGAACTACAACAGGATTGCTGGGATTTCGCACAGCGTGTGCGGCCTGCGCACACATCTTGCCTACAGACATGCCAAGATCGATACGCATCAAAATAACTTGCTTCATTGCATGAACCTTTCCAAAGGTTTATAGTGCTCGTTTAGGTATTCTCCATACCAAAAATCATGTTCTTTAATATCTTCAGCGATACTTTTGTGATCAAAAAGGTTCTTAACAGCTTGGCGTAAATGCTTTTGGCTTTCATTATAAAGTATTAACTTTACTTTGTAAGCTATTCCCATGGCTTCAAGCAATCTCTTTGTATATTCGTCCATCTCAGCCTCCAAGGATAAGACCACCCCGGGGAGAGGAGACCCGGGGTGGTCTAATGATATTAGTGGGTCACGCAACCCTTGGTGATACCCAGAAGGTTAAAGCACGTGACGTGCTCGCCGAGCCAGATGGCTGCGACAACGACTACCGCAAGTCCGGCGGCGGTCAGAACGACTTCAGTTACGGGGTGCATGCATGCTCCTTAAGCAGCTAGGGGGGTTGATCTCCCTTTGATGTCATCGAAGAAAGACCTAAGGGCCATCTCATTTCTGTTGATGGCTTCAATGTTGTCTGCGTCGGCTGGCATCTTCTTCAATTGTTTAATGTATTCCTTGACCATGTTCATAACGAACCAGTCGGATTTACTTCTCTTCCAAATAATGTTATTCATTAGGTACCTCTGGTATTAGTAATATTGCTCTGAGTTCCCAGAACTTGCAGAACTCTGCCGGGTCTACCCATACCCACTGCTTGTCGTCCTGGATAGGCTCGTCACCTTGCATCGGGATGACAAGGACACAGCCGGCTCTTAGCCCAGCGTGCATGAACTTTGCAAGTATCCATGTTTTTTGTACCTTAGGTCGAACAAGGAACTCTGTGCCGCAGACCATGTCTGATAGCCAGTCTCCTTCCGGAGGCATACCTCCTCCAGCCTTACGGCGAGGATGGTTCCTTCTAAATTCATCAAGAGATACAACGTCACTGACGACAGCTCCATATTCCTTCATGAGACTTTCCTTGTATTCAGCGTCGCTCAGCATACTATTAATATAAGCTTTAGCATTCATTAAGTCAAACTCCACTTGTCTATTTCGTGCTTCGCGCGCTGTAAGGAGCGCATCTCTTGTTCTAGAATGTTTTAACTCTGTGTTGTTGACGTTGAGACTTTTCTGCCACTCCAACATCCACTGTAATTCTTTAACTATAAGAATAAGGCTTGCATAGGTCTGTTTCATCAGCTCCGTATCTGAAAAAGACATGCTAGACCCCTTCTAGATAGGCCCTAGGAAGCCCTAGGAAGCTCACTGGTGCGTTATTTCATAGTGCCCGGTAGGTAGGTAGCCTGAAAGTGCTCTGTACTAGATTTTATCTACTTTCCATGGCAAATCTCGCTGACTTCAGTCCAAGTACAAGCTATGCCTTTCGTACACTGACGGCAGCCACACTCCTTCAACCAGTCAATTTCATAAGGTCCCGAACAAGTATAAGTTTCCATAGTTGTTTCACTACCCATCAATTTACAGTGTATACAGTGATAATTTCCTGACCAAATTTCTAGGGGAGGTTCGGCCGGATTAACCTCAATGAAATAATCCACAAGATTGACACGGTGTCCGTGCATCGAAGCAGGGAGAAGTTGATAACGAACCCAACCACCGTTCTCGGCACTCATGGTAAGGAGGTAAGGGTAGTCAAACATCTTAATCTTGGAATGATCTCTCAGAAGATAGTCTGTCTTTGTGAAGTTGTTCTTGATGCCCCAATCTAATCCTAATACCCAAGCAAAATGGTAAGTGATGCCAAACTTTTGTTGTTTGTAACCACGCCCACTGATTTTTTCTTGGAACTGTTTAAAAGACATATTCATCTTCCACCTAGAAAGTTAGCGACGTGTAAATATTAGGCGATGTAGCCGTCCTTTTGAGTCCACCCAGCTGAGCGCCGGTAATGTTTGGAAGAACTGCACCTCCACCCACGCTTGGTCTTTGAAGGTTACCTTTACGAGCAGGCTCATCTTTCAGCTCCCAGTTTATCGGGGATTGGCCTAGCTCTTTGAGCTTGGCATTGATGGTGGAGAAGATACGACTGCCGGTGAATGGGTGCTTCCCGAATTTGTTGCCTCGTGGTGACGGGTGCGATGTCTTGATAATTCGGCTTCTCTCAAGGGAAACTCTACTCTCGTACCTTCCCGCGACATTTCCGAGGAAAGCGAAGACCACACCCTTCTCGCTGAGCCTCTCGACAATTTCTCCGGTGAGATAAGACCACTCTTCCCAGTCATTAGAAAGAGGCCTACCTGACTGTACACTTGGGATCGCGTTCCATAGAAGCACCCCTTGTGATGTCCATCGTTGGAGGTCACCGTGATCTGGAAGATCGTAGTGGAGGTCGGACTGGAGTTCTCCGAGTATGAGGCGGAGGGTTTGTGGAAACCTTGCTGGGCCAACATCTTTCGGGATGGAAAAAGCGATACCTGTTGCCATTCCCGGCGTCGGATACGGGTCCTGGCCAATGATCGCAACTTTGCAATCTCGTAACGATGTAGCTGAAAGAGCCTTATAGAGAAGGCTTCGTTTAGGATTGCATACAATCCCTGCTCTCTTGAGATCATCAATCTTCTCCTCTACGACTTGGCGTTCACCGCTGTTCCACCATTTCAGTTCAGGCCATGGATGTGTCATTTCCTCTCCGAAGTTAGAAGTAGGAAATAATTACCCATCTGGGAGCGTGCAAGATAATGCGCTTCCATGTCAGGGCCCTTGGGATATGCAGTAATAGATACATTCATTAAAGTAAACTTTTCTCCGTCTCGGAAGTCACGGGGTTTTGTTGTTTTGGCGATGGTACCACTGACATGGCTACGCTCATCATCAAGCGACCACTGTTTGAGTTCGCAAATTATCGTTGGCGGGCGGGGCATAGCCTAAATCCTCCGATAGCGTGTATGTCACAGGATCGAATAGAAGGGTACCGGCAGGGCCAGTCCTTCCGCAGAACCTGTTCTTGCTTACCATCATGTGCATCGTTCGACGCACGATAGGATCGTCCGACTTGATATCTCTCGACAGGTCGACCCTTATATCGGCGACTTTGCTGGCGTTACGGCTACTACGAGTTAAACCGTTGTCATTAACATGGCTGACCATAATCAATGAGAAGTCTAACTCCTTCACCATCATTTCGAGCCGCGTCGTAAGATAGTCGAGCGCAACGCGCTCATTATCACCTCCCAATCCGCTAACAACCATAGTGAGATGGTCCAGCAGAATATAGCGACACATACGTGCGGATACCAGAAATCTAATGGTATCGAGTATGATTTCAGGATCATCTGATCCAAAATGACTATAGACATGAAGGCGCTCATCCGCCTGTACGACACGATGTATCGCTTCGAGTGTTGCTGCATCTGTAACCCCGCTGTCAGGCAGATGGACCGGACGTTTGAGATCAATACCGGCCAGTGCTTGGAGAAGTCGCTTCTTAGGTTCTTCCAGGAATATACTTCCGACTGCATCTTCCGTCTCCGTCAAAAGGGTGTGAAGGATTGAGTGCATCACCTCGGTCTTGCCAACACCTTCCTGCGCGGTAATCAGAACACTTTCACTTGTTCGAATGCCATACGTCATATACGTGAGGGTAGGCCAAGGATAGTTGATACCCTTCTTCGGAGTTTCGTTCAGTACTTTCTCGAACTCCGAGAAGGTACTAATTATTTGTTCGGGAACGTAGCGCCTAGCGTTGTTCCACAGTTGAGCCAACTCGTCTCGCTCGTTGTATCGCAGGTAGTCGTTGGCGTCCTTACGTATTCCACCTGGAAATCGTACATCGTAAACTTTATTCGGGTCAAAGAGTTTAGCAACTGCTTTAGCTGCGCGTCGCCCGGCCTCGTCTCCATCAAATGCGAGATATATTCTTTCGAATTCGTTAAGCCAGGGTCTCTCCATGCCAGCATCAGAGCCAGCAGTAGCAGCAGATTTAACCGAGACGACTGGTGAGCGCAATACCTGATAAAGCGATAGCGCGTCCAGCTCACCTTCCGTGATTGTGACTGTTCGTCGGCTTGAGCCGTTGAAGCGTTCTCGACCATAAAGTCCTACCTTCCCTATTTCACCTTTGGTATAGAAGCCCTTCTTCTCCAAGGTTCTAATTTTATAAGAGTCATTGGCGTACCTAAAGCCAATCGACACAGGTTTACCTTCCGGATCAATCTTAGTCTTAGCATCAAAGAAACGAAATACTTCAGCGTCGATGCCTCGATAAGGCATGAATTGGTAACTAAAACCTATCATATCATCCGAATTAGATGATGAAGGAATGTAATTAAGACAACTGAAACAATAACTATGACCGTCAGCGTAAGTGCATAACGCGTCGGACGAGCCACAGTCTAGGCAAGGTTGGTGTAATGAAACTATTTCAGACATCTATTCCTTTCGATAGGATATTTGTAATATCTTGGAAGCCAGATAAGAGGCTCCTTAGGAAATTGACTTTGGATGATGGGGAAAGATTTGTCGGTATCAGCTTCCATCCAGAAGGATTGAAGAGCAACATACATCCGAACCGTCACAAGATGAACGTGAGGATTGGATAGGTAGTGGCGGAGGCCGAGTTCCGGGACGGTACGTATAACACCTGGGGGAAGGTGTTGAAGATGACGTTCGTTACCAATGTCGATCAGCTGGTGATCACGGTCGGTGGTGATAACCTTGAGCTTGATCCTAGCAAACTCTACACCATTCTTATAGTGTTCGTCAAGAGCTTTGAAGAGCTGAGTTTCGATGGCATGGACCTCGCCCTTGATCCGTAGACCGCCTTTGTTCAGGACAGGCAGAGCCTTACCGGTATGTCTCCCAACACGTAGATCAAACCGATCCTGTGTGAACGCACGGCTCACTCTTGCGCTGCGTCCTTTGATGATTGCGTGGTTCTGATGCGGGACCATCATGTCATCACATACGAACAGCAGCCGATACGGGGATTGTTCCAGATCGGGGAGGTCGGGAGTGAAGGGATGCTTACCCAAAGATCGGATGAACTCTAGTTTCTTTCGTTGTCTATCGAAGGGCCACATGTTTTAGTCTCCAACACGCCAGCGCAGCTGGCTTAATGAACTAAGACTGGACCGCCGTGGGGTCATGGGGGTATGGACACGGCGGCCCAGTCCCAGGCTAGAGTTCGACAACAGAGGATGGGAGGCTAAGGTCCCGTGTTGTGTACTACCTGCCTAGGTAGGGAGCGTGGCTTATGCAGCCTTACCGCTCAACTGTGCGAGCCTGCTCTTCTTGGCCGGAGCAGTTCCAGGCTGAGGAGATGGAACTTCCACCTGTGTCTTGTGTTTGTCGTCCGGTTTACCCGGCTCTTGGGTATTCAGTCCAACGCCATT